ACCGCCACCCGTCCCGTCGCCGGCCAGGTCGAGCAGCGCACCGCGCCGGACATCGACCTCGACGAGCGCCGCCTGCGCGGCGTGATCCCCTACGGCGTCGAGAGCCGCGACCTCGGCGGCTGGCGCGAGGTCATCGAAGCCACGGCACTGCACGGCACGCGCCTGGACGACCTCGTCGCGACCGTCGACCACGCAGGCGTCCCGATCGGCCGCTACCCGACCACCCTGCAGCTCGAGGACCGCGACGACGGCCTGCACTGGAGCGTCGAGATCCCCGCGAGCCGCGCCGACGTCCGTGAGGCCGTCGAGCGCCGCGACCTGCGCGCCTCGAGCTGGCGGATGGTCGTCGCACGCGACGAGTGGCGCGGTGACGTGCGCCACATCCACGACATCCAGGAGCTGCGCGACGTCGCCGTCGTCGCGCACCCCGCCTACGAGGCCGCCGTGGCCGAGTACCGATCCCACCAGGAGGAGCACACGATGTCCGAGACCGCGACTGCCGAGCCGCAGGCCGAGGAGCGCGCCGAGCCGACCACGCCGCCGGAGCACGAGCCGCCTCCCGCGCCGCGCGGCACCCTGCGCGTCGAGGACCGCGACGCCGCGACCGCGACCAGGTCGCTCGCCGACGAATTCCGCTCCCGCGGGTTCCCCGGCCAGACCGCCACCCTGGACTTCGGCCGCGTCTTCCACGCCGAAGAGCGCGCCGCCACCTGGACGGGATCGATCGACAACCTCAACCCCACCCGCCGCGTCGGCGCCGGCCTCGCGTTCGACCAGCGCTACGCCTGGCCGGCGTTCGGACGCATCGGCGTCGACGCCGGCACCACCGCCGTTCAGGTGATGCGCCAGTCACAGCGCACCCTGGCCGCCGCCGCCGACGTCATCCGCGCGATCGACGCCGTCACCCCCAAGCCGGAGACCAGCAGCAAGCTCGAGGTCATCACCCTGCCTCTGAAGCAGGTCGCGAGCGTGCAGTCCGGGATCCCGAACGTCTACCTCGAGCAGCCGCTCTTCAACACCGTCATCGAAGGCGACCTACGCCTCGCCGTCAACGAGGCGCTCGACAAGCTCGTACTGGACGCGACCGCCGCCTCACCGTTCCAGGACCCCGCCACCGACTCCATGATCGTCGCCGTCCGCCACGCCATCACCACGCTGCAGGCGCTCGGCTACTCCCCGGACACCCTGATCCTCACCCCGCAGGCAGCGGAGGACCTCGACACCCTCACCGCCACGCCGACCGAGGAGATCTACGTGTTCAGCCCCGGCCAGCCGGCACCCGGCATCTGGGGGCTCACCCGGCGCGTGTCCAAGACCGTCGCGGCGCCGATCGTGGTCGACACGACCGCGTTCGGGAAGCTCTACGCGTCCGCGGTCTCGCTCGCCAGGTTCGAGGAGAACGACGGGTCGACGAACACGTCGCTCGTCCGCCTGGAGGGACACGCGGCGTTCGGCGTCGAGCGCCAGGACGCCGCCGTCCGGCTCGCAGCCGCATGACGCAGCCGAAACGCAAGCCGAAGGCCACGAAGGCCGACGACGAGGGCAAACCGGCGAAGGCCAAGCCGAAGCCGCGAGCTGCCGTTCCCTCTGTGGTGAAGCACGCCTACGTGCGCCGCGCGCGCCGCAGCCGCTGACACACGCCATATCATCACTAGTTCGTATTACATGATGGTGGTACGCTTGGCGCATGCCACCCAAGACCAGTACCGGAGGTCGGCGCGGGACGAGCATGCGCTTCACCGAGGCCGAGCTCGCGTTCTTCGACGACATCGCCACCCGGCTGAAGATCAGCCGCACTGAGGCCGCGCAGCTCGGCGTTGCCGCGCTGAAGAAGCAAATGGGGCTCGACGGGGAGGACACCGTCGACTTCCACGAGCGCATCGCGCGCACCTTCGGCGACGACGCCGTCCTGACGTTCACCGTCAACGGCATCGAGCGACTCAACGTCGACGTCACGATCGACGGCGCGCCGGTCCCCGACATGATCGCCAACGTTCTCTTCGCGATGGCCGCGTTCGAGGGTCAGGAGATGAAGCTCCCGGCCGAGGCGACGATCATCGCCAAGGACCGACAGACCCGGACGTGGTTCACGATCGGCCGAGCGCCGCTCCGGGAAGGTGAGAGCGTCGAGGTCCCGCTCAAGCGCATGGCCGAGCTCGTGCAGCATCGCGCCGATGACGAACGCACGCCGGCAGAGCGGCGGCACGACGCGAGGATGAACAGTCTCCTGCGCCGCGCGATCCGCGAGTCTCGCGGCGGCGACGTCGAGGACAACGAGGACGACGACGAGTAGGCCGGAGGCGCCGGTGAGCGTCACCGCCACGCTCCTCGAGCAGGGCCTCGAGGCCGCCAGCCGCGGCGAGAGCCTGATCGCCGTCGGCGCCGACAAGCGTCCCTGGTACAGCTGGAAGCGCTACCAGACGCAGGCGGCCGACGACGCGCAGCTCCTGTCCTGGAGTCAGGACCGGCGGACGACCGCCTTCGCCGCCGTCACCGGCGCGGTCAGCGGGTTCGTCGTCCTGGACTTCGACGAGGACACCGGGATCGCGCTCGCCGAGAGCATTGGGATCGAGCCGCACGTGCGCACCGGCCGCGGCGGCTACCACCTACGCGTCGAGCATCCCGGCTTCCGCGTCGCCACGCAGAACAGCAAGGTGACGAGGCTCCTCGCTGAGCGCTGGCCAGGCCTCGACATCCGCGGCGACGGCGGCTACGCGATCGAGTACGGCCGAACCGAATTCGGCGCCTACGAGCACCTGCGCGACCTCTCCGACCTCGACCCGATCAGCGCGCTCCCCGACGACATGGCCGCCGCGCTCGGCCTCCTCGGCGCCGAGGAGCTCGACGAGCTCGCCGGAGAGGCCTCGTCCAACGGCAAGTCGCAGCGCTCCGACGACGGCAAGTACCTCACCGGCCACCGCCATCGCCACCTGCTCGAAGTCGGAGGCGCGATGGCAGGTCGCGGCCGCGACGAGGAGGAGATCCGCGCCGAGCTGCGCCGGGTCAACCTCGCGGACTGCGAGCCACCCAAGGACGACGAGCAGGTCGTCGCGATCGCGCGCGACGTCGCCGAGCGCTACGGCACCGCTCCGCCAGCGCAGGACGAGCAGATCCGTGCCGACCGCCAGCGCCTGGAGATCCTCCTGCGCCTGGCGCAGCACGGCATCCACATCGCCGACGTCAGGCTCATCGGCAACGGACCGAACGCCGGCCTGGAGATCGAGCTCTCCAACGGCCAGACGATCGAGGCCGAGCGCTGCGGCGACCTGTGGACCCACGGCGGCCTCGCGAAGTTCGTGACGTGGAGCACCGGCGTCAACGCCTCCGACATCACCAAGGTCGAGGCCGGCGAGGCCAACGCGATCATTCGCCGCCTCGCCAGGGCACAGTACGCGGCCACGATCCGGGATCTCGGTACCGACCACGGCGTTGACTTCCTCGATCGAGCCGCCGTCGAGGAAGTCAACGTCAACGACCAGGCCGAGCGCTACGGAGCCTGGTCGCGCTTGAAGGCGCTCGACCCGGTCCGTTTGTGCGACATCCGCCTCGTCGAACGCGACGAGGCGCGCAAGCTCCCGGCGACGATCGCCGACGCCAGCGTTGTCCTCAGGCACGTCGACGGCCGCCGCCTCGTGCGCTGCGACTGGCTGTTCGCGCACGTCAAGCGCGCAGGCGAGGTCTCCCACCCCGCGGAGCTCAACCGGCGCATGGAGCACGCCGGATGGACCAGGCGCAACAAGCGGGGCTCGATGAAGGCAACCTCACCCGGTCTCGGACCCGACATCGTGCTGCCGTTCTGGATCGTCTCGGCCGCCTGGGAAGACTCGTTGTGAGCGCAACCAGGTGGACAGGTAGACGCAGGTGGACATATCCCGTCGCGCGCGCGCGCGATCGCGCGTATAGAGCGTCTACCTCTGTCTACCTGTCTACCTGCCTAGGCAAAACGGGGGTTTGCCGGCGATGAGCTGGGACGACGACTTCGAGTACTCGAACGGCGCCAACGGCTCCTGCCAGGACTGCGGCGCCGCCACCGACCAGCCGTGGCACGCCTACTGCTCGGACTGCTACGCCGAACAGCAAGGCTGGACCCGCCACAGCGGCGACGAGGACGACCACCAGGACGACGACGCCAGCGACGCGACCGTCGAGCGGCTCGTCTCGAGCGCGACCCGCCAGGCCGGACACACCGCCGCATGGCTAGGCGGCTACCACGCCGGCTACCAGCAAGGCATCCAGGACGCAAGCAGCGGGAGAGCCACGTGAACTGCGACCACGACGACCCCGCGATCATCCGACTCACCCACGGTCGAACCACCATCTCGTTCTGCCGGGCATGCCTCGCATGGGTCGTCTCGCTGCACGCCGACTCGATGATCGGCGGCATCGACCGCCACTGGTCCGGCCAAGGCCTCTACGACTACCAGTCAGCGATCACCACACTTGCGGACTGCCACCCCGCCTGGGACGCGACGTTCCTCTTCGACCTCGGCGGTCACGCAAGCGAAGTCGCGTCATGACCGCTCGGCTCCTGACCGCCGACGACCTCGCCGAGCGCTGGCAGGTCCCAAAGAGCCACGTCTACCGCCTGACCCGCGAGGCCAAGATCCCCACCGTCCGCCTCGGCCGCTACTACCGCTACCGCGCCGACGTCATCGAGGCGTTCGAGCTCGGCGCCGATACAGTCAACGACCACAACAACAGCGGCCGAGGCGCGACTGGCATCGCACCCCGGCCAGACCCACAGGAGAAATGAGCTCCCATGAGCAAGCAGAAGGCTACGGGCTACGTGCGCACCATCCAGCGCGCCGCCGGCCCCGTCTACTACGCGCACATCCGCACCGCCGACGGAAGGCGCCTGCAACCCAAGCTCGGGCCCGCCTGGACGAAGCGCTCGCGGCCGCCGGCGGGACACCTGACCGCGGCGATGGCCGAGGCCAAGCTCGCCGAGATCCTCGCCGGCAACAATCCCGACGTCCTCGTCGCACCCGCCTCCGGCGCCACCTTCCGCCACGCCGCGCTCGAATGGCTGCGCTACGTCGAGCACGACCGCCAGCGCGAGCACTCCACCGTCCAGGGCTACACCCGCGCCGTCAACGGCCGCCTGATCCCACGCTTCGGCGACCTACCGCTCGAGGCGATCACCGTCGACGTCGCCGACCGCTGGCGCCAGGAGCTCCTCGCTGAGGGACTGTCGGCCAACTCGATCAACAAGCTGCGCTGGAAGGGGGAGGCGATCTACAAGCGCGCGCAGCGCGTGTGGGGGATCACGACCAACCCCTTCGCGATCGTCGAGCGACAGCCGCAGCGGCCGCCGGAGGACTTCAACGTCCTCGAGCCCGCCGAGACCATGCTCCTGGCCGCGCACGCCGCCGACGACCAGGACGCCGCCTTCTACACCGTCGCCGCGTTCACCGGCCTGCGCCTCGGAGAGCTCCGCGCGCTGCGGTGGGCTGACCTGAACTTCACCGACCGGCTCGTGCACGTCCGCCGGTCATTCACCGAAGGGCGCCTGAAGGCCTACCCGAAGGGACGCCGGCGCCGGTCGGTGCCGATGATCGACCAGATCATCCCGCCGCTGGACCGCCTCTCCCAGCGCGAGCACTTCACCGACCCCGAGGACCTCGTGTTCGTCAACGCCACCGGCGGCGTGATCGAGGCCTCGGCGCTGCGGCGCCGCATGTACGCCGCGATCGACGCCGCGCAGCTCAAGCACGTGCGCATCCACGACCTGCGTCACAGCTACTGCACGATGGCCGTGCGCGCCTACCGCCTCGACGAGGTCAAGGCCTACGCCGGCCACGTCGACATCGCCACGACCATGCGCTACGTGCACCACGTCCCCGCGCACGACGCCGCCGACCGACTGTCCGCCGTCGTCGCGCAGGCCGTGCACCCCGATGTGCACCGAACCGCCGACTATGCACCCAACTGAGCGCAACTGAGCGGCACGGACTTGGCTCAGTAGAGCCAAGTCCCCAAGGAATACGCCAATCATAATCCGCGTGTCGGGGGTTCGAGTCCCTCCTCCGGCACCTACGAAACCCCCGCTAACACGGGGGTTTCGTCCTTCGGCATCGACCCTCCAAAAGACCGCGTGCACCGAGCGTGCACCGAACGTGCGCGACGTGCACCGAGGGGCACTCAAGTACGAGGCGACCCGGCGGCACTGCTTCGCCTGGTACGCCTGTCGATCGTGTCCAGCTGACGGGTGATGGCGCGCACCTCACGGCGAAGGCCGTGAGGGTGAGCGAAGCGCTCGAAGTGCTCGAGCGCTGCGTTGATGCGTTCACTCGCCTTCACCCACTCCTGGCGCACAAGCTCGTCGTGCGCGCGGTGCACGCCATCGGTGAGCGCCTGCTGCTCGACGGCCGACAGCGCCTCGGGCTCATCACGCAACGCCTGCGCCGGGTCGGTCGTATAGCCGCGCTGTGAGCGCTTCGCGAGCAGTCGGACACGGTCGGCGCTACGGTTGGCGGTGGCCATCCAGGCTCTCCTCCTGATGGTCGATGCGCCTCGCGCCCCGAACGGCGCGAGGCGTTCGCGGCCAACGCTACCCGCGCCGCCACCACGTCATCAACGCCGAAATCTCCGGTCGTAGCGGGATTTTTTTTGAGCAGACAGTCGCGGCAGCGACCCACCGCGCCGTGGCTGATCCGACAGTCGGCAAGCCGTCCCCGCCTGGATTGAACGTCGTTCAGCAGGCGTAGACTCGCCGGTATGGCCATGACGACGATCGCGGGGTACCCGATCGATATCGCGCCGTCGATCCTGGACGTCGCGGCGCTGTTGCGCGCCAGGACCAAGGACGCAAACGGCGTGGAGGTCGGGACGTTCACCGCCGACACACGGCCGACCGACGAGCAGGTCCTGACGCTCATCGACGAGGCCGTGGCGGACGTGCAGGCCAGGATGGGTCCGTCGCCGCCGGCGGAGCTCGCGGACGCCGGCCGGTTCGCCGCGGCGCTGGAGACCGCGTGCCTGATCGAGCTGTCCTACTGGCCTGAGCAGGTGCAGTCCAACCGGTCGGCCTACCAGGAGTACTGGGAGATGCTGCAGACGCGGTTCACGGCGCTGCAGGAGGCCGCCAGGGGCCAGGAGCCGGGGGGGAACCTCGTGATGTCGGCGCGAATCGAGGTGCCGTGGGTGGACTACATCCCGCCGCTACCGGTGCCGCTCACGGTGACAGGCGCCGCAGAGGCTGCGTAGAAGCGCGGGATCGTTCGGGTTCGCCGCGATCGCGAGCGAGACCGGGAGGATGTGGTCGACGGTGACCGCCAGACCACCGCAGAACGCGCAGCGGTAGCGGTCGCGGCGCAGGATCCGCACCGAGAGGCGCTGCCACTCCCATCCCGCGAGGCGGTGGTCGCAGTCGGCGCATCGCCGCCGGTCGGTGGGTGCTCCGCACCCGACGCACGCCCTGAGCATCACAGCCATCCGACGAACCGCGCTCGAGCCCGCGGCGCGACGCGCAGGCTGTTGGCCATCGCCAACGCGACGACCGCGTCGACCTGGTCTGAGCGCTTGGACCTGACGAGCCGCCATCCGCGCGGGGTGCTCTTCGCGGTCGCGCCGGCGACGTGGCGGGTCAGGACCGCGTCGCCGTCATGGGTGAGCTCACCCTGCACGATGCTCGCGTACAGCCGCTCGGACGCGAGGGTCATTCCCTCCGCGCTCTGGGGGACCTTGACCATCGGGACACCCTCGCCGAGCAGTCGCTGCGCCTCGGTCTGAAAGCGCCACGGGTCAAACGCGACACCCTGCAGCCGCAAGCGGCCGCGCAGGCGGCGCAGGTGGTCGGCGGCCTGCAGCACCGCCTCGTCGCCGTGCCACACCCACGCGCGGACGGTCCCTGCCTCCGACACGGCCGCCACGGCGGTTCCCGAGCGCTCCCCACCGATGTCGACCCCGACCCAGACCGCGTCGCCGTCCTCGAGGTCGGCGGCGCCGTAGAGGGTCTGCCACGCGCCGGGTGGCAGCCAGGATGCCTCGGCGTCGGTCCACTGGTTTCGGTGGTAGCGCGCGTACTCCAACGGGTGCACGCCGGGTGCGTGCAGCTGCTCGGCCAGCCACTCTCGTGTCACCCATGACGCCGGGTTCGCGGCCTGTGTGGCGTCGAGGTCCTCGACGGGGGAGTCCTCGGGGACCGTCCACTCGATCATCGCGAAGGACCCGCGATCGTCGACGGCGATCGTCCTGGCGCCGGTGGTGGTCTTCTCCAGGGTGAGCGCCTTGGCGCGCAGCCGGCCGAGGACCGAGTCGACGTCGTGGCCGGCCGTGCTGATCGTCAGCAACCTCGAGGTCGGCACCTTCCCCAGCGCGGTCCTGAGCGCGATGTACAGCTCGGGGTCGCGGTGCGCGTGCAGCTCGTCGACGATCGCGAGCGTCGGCTGCAGGCCGTGCGCACGTGGACCGTCGGAGCTCAGGATCCGCAGGTGGCCGCCGCGCGCGCGTAGCTCGCGGTGACGGACCGTGACGTGGCGCTCCAGCGCCGCGGAGGAGCGCACGATGTCCCTGGCGGCCTCGAACAGGATCCTGGCCTGGTCGCGTGACGCCGCGCCGACGTACGCGGCGGGTCTGCGTGTCGTGAGGAGGTGGTAGACGGCCAAGGCCGCGGCGAGCGACGTCTTGCCGTTGCCGCGAGCCAGGAGCGCGAGGGTCTCCCGGTAGGTCCAGTGCGTCGCGACGATCTCCGCCTGGAACGGCTCGAGCTGCAGGCCGGCGAAGCGTTCGCAGAAGGTCGCGAAGCGCGTGAGCGGTGTGTCGATGCTGGTGCTACTCGGCGAGGAGGCCGGCGAGCTCATCGTCCATCGCGGAGGTCTCCATCAGGCCGGCCAGCCGCCTGGCGCGCGGCGTGAGGAGCAGGTCTCTTGCGTACTCGGCGGCGTCGCGCTCGGCGTCCCTGGCGATCCTGACCGCCGGGTGCGCGACCGGCTGGTCGCGGCCACCGAGCGCGGTGAGGCCTTCGCGCGCCACGATCTCGCGCGCCTGCGCGGAGCGCACGATCGCGTGGACGTAGCGCTCCAGCGCGTCGGCGTCCGAGCGCTGCCAGGTTCCCTGCTCCTGCAGCTGACGGCGCACGGCGAGGAACACCCGGCGCTCCCCGTCGGTGAGGCCGGGTGGTGCCTTGATCCCGTCGAGCGCTCCGCGAGGTCCAGCCATGCCACTCCATCTATTGACCGTGGTTCAATAGTGCCATGCGCCTGCGACGCCGTCGCACCGAGGACCGCGCGCTGACCGTCCAGGACACGGTCCCCGCCGTGTTCCCCGACCTCTCGACCTCGCAGATCGCCACGCACGCCGCGATGCGCATCGCCGACGTCTACGCGTGCGTCCGCGTGCTCGCCGAGTCCGCCGCAAGCCTCCCGTTGATCGCCTACCGCCACACCGACCAGGGCCGCGTCCGCGCCGGCGGCCAGGCACAGGACCTCGTCGATCATCCGGCACCCGCGGTGACCACGGCGTCGCTGATCGGCCAGCTGATGTCGCACCTCTGTCTCTGGGGCAACGCGTACATCGCCAAGTACCGCGATCGCGACGGCCGCGTCGCGCAGCTCGGCCTCCTCGCTCCCGACAGCGTCACGGTGGAGATCGAGCGCGGCGAACCCGTTTACACCGTCTACTCGCTGATGGACGGCGTCGAGCGCTTCGGACCCGCCGACATCCTGCACATCCGCGCGATCGTGAGCGAGGACGGCGTCTACGGCGCGACGCCGATCCGCCAGTCAGCCGGCGCGATCCTGCTCAACGTCGAGCTCGGGTCGCACGCGCTGGACACCATGCGCCGCGGCGCGCGGCTGAGCGGCGTGTTGACCACGCCGCCGGACACGGTCGTGGACCCGGACAACATCGAGGCGATCAAGGCGCAGATCCAGGAGTCCTGGGTCGGTCCGGAGAACAGCGGCGGGATCGCGTTCGTGACCGGCGGCCTGACGTTCTCGCCGCTCGCGATGCCACTGGCCGACGCGCAGTTCATCGAGCAACGCCAGATGAGCGCACAGGAGGTCTGTCGCGCCTTCCGGGTCCCGCCGTGGATGGCCGGCGTCCCGGCCGGCGACAGCCTCACCTACGCGACCGTTGAGGGCCAGGCGCAGGCGTTCGTGACCTTCTCGTTGCGGCCGTGGCTCGTCGCGATCGAGCAGGCGCTGACCAACGACGGCGACCTGTCGGCCGGGACCGTCTACTTCGAGTTCCTCGTCGACGCCTTGCTGCGAGCCGACTCCGCCACGCGTGCCGACGTCTACACGAAGGCGCTGAACGCGGAGACCGGGTGGATGACCCGCGACGAGGTCAGAAAGCTCGAGAACCTCCCCGCCGAAGGAGAGCCAGCATGACCACCGCCACCCGTCCCGTCGCCGGCCAGGTCGAGCA